GAAAAATATAATTTGATTAACTGAACTTCACGTTACCTGAAGTAATTGCAACAAGACCCAAGTAGTCAGCTGCGTTACCAAGTGATGATGCTGTGTTTGACAACTCAACATATCCATAACGTGACATAAAGCTAACAACTGGTTCGAATGTAATTGGATCAAGAACAACACCGCTTGACATCAATGGAATGTATGGGCAGTAAAACGCTGGAGCATCACTTTCGCTTGCGCCTTTGTAACCGATCAATACTGGTGATGAATCGTTAGAATATGAGTTAACATAAACTTTCATTGCGTTGTTCAAAGTACCAACAAACTTAGTGTTTGTAGGAGCTTCAAAAGTTCCTTCAGTTGTGCGAGCAAAAGCTGAAGTTGTTGCACTCTGTAGAATCGTTAGTGCAAATGGGCTTACTACAGCGTAGTTACCTGCACCACGACGAGTACGTTGTGCAATTAAGTTAGCAACACGGTTAACTTGGATTGCAAGTGCGGCGTGCTCATCACCAACGAATGTAGCAGTACCACTTACAGCAGCCTGATCATAAGTTTGAGTAGCTGTGCCAGCCAAACTAGTTAGGGATGCAATAATTTCCTGATCAATTTCAGCGGTAATTTCTTGTGCAAGTGCAGCCATTACTTCTGCTTCTACATCAATACCTTGTTGTGCTTGTGCATCTTGAGCTGACTCAAATGTCCAACGAGCACTTAGCTTACGTGTCTTAGCTTCAACAGTTTGCTTCAAGATTTGGATGCTTAATCTGTTACCTGCCTGACCTTCCAACGTAGCTGTTGAAGCAGCCTTAGGAATTGAATCATTCTGGTTACCAGAGTATGCACTTGCAATCTTGAACGGGCTCAATGCTTCTTCACCGGCTAGAACATTTGAACCAGCTGAGGTATCTGAATAACGAACACGCAAAGTATGAATCTGCCCTACTGGGCCAGTCATCGGTTGTACACCGATAAGTTCATTAGCAATAACTGTCGGCATAACTCGACGAATTACTGGTAGAATTACTCTATTCAGAGTTGCTACGTTACCTGCAGAAGTCGCGCCTGCAGTTGGGCTTTCCATCAAATACTTACGAGTATTTTCAAGGGTTACGCCCATTACTGCACGCTTAGTGCCTTGCAGGCCTTCTAAAAGGGCTTGTTTAGTTTCACCCCAACGGCCATTTAATAATTGTGACATTCCATTTCTCCTATTTTAAAGTCCGGCTAATCTGCGAATATCTATTATATTAGAATCTTCTTCGCTGCCACGGTTGCTATTGGAAATCTTATTTCCTGTGATTTCTTTGGCCTCTACAAGTGCCTGCTTTTTCCTAGAAGGGCCTCCAGCTATGACTGCTGGCAAATATCTATCAAAACTTTCTCTAAGTTTAGATGTTTTTACACCCATCATTAGATCAGTCATAATACCTTTTTGCTCAGTATTCAATGGTGCTATTAGCTCACTCATAATCGCTGAGCGATCATGTGTTTCCTTCAGGCTTCGAACTTCTGCTTCTTTACTTTCTATGATTTGTTCAGCTTTGATAACAGCATGTGCCGCTTCTTTGATGGCCAAATCTTTCAAGTCTATGACTTTGAGTAGTTTTGCAGTTTCTGATTTTTCATTCAAGTAACTAGTCTGATATTCTGAAACAAATGCTTCGAATAGCTTACGACCAAAGTCTGAGCGTCTTGCTGCTTCGATGTCTTCACGTAGTGAAGATATTTCTGTATTTAAGTTTTCACTTACCACAGATTCTACCATCTTAGCCGCACGTTCAACAAATTGTTGTTTTACTTGCTTGAGTTCTTCTTTTCCTTCTCGGATCAAACGTACTTTGGTCTCTGCCAAGTCTTGTTTATCCTGATAAAATTCTGTAATTTCTTGAGCTAGAGCTTCAACTATGAAGTTTTCCAAGATTGCAAATTTACTGGCTGACGCCTTTTGATCTTCATGCAATTCTTTGATTTCAGCGGCTAGTTGACGAGTCATAAACTCTTTTACTAGTGTTGAATCTTTTTTCATTTTTTTAGCATATTGAACTTTCATTTCTGCTAATTGCTTACGATCTTCTGCAAACTCGGCGATTTCGCTAGAAAGTTGTTCAGACAGCATTTGGTCTACTGCTGCAATCATAGCGTTTTTATCGTGCTCATATTTTTGAGCAAATTCTTCACGAAGTTGTTGGGAAGCCTGTTGACGATTCTCAGTTACCCGAGTTTCCCAAGCTGCCTCAATTGACTCTTTGATCTCATCAGAAATCACATTGTTTTCAAATAACTGTTTCAATGCATCTAACATGTGATTCTCCCACTATTTGAGATTGCCTATTATTCCTAAAAGGCTTTCTTTTAGATATTTCTGTGCGTTAGGATCGCCCTTCACCTCTTGCGCTATGCGCAATGCTGCATAACCACCTCTTGAATTCAAAAGATGCTCATATATTGGTGTAGGATATGCCCCAGGTGCACTAGGTTGAGCTACCATATCAACTGTGATAATCTCAAAATCCGATACTTCTCCAGAACCGTCTCCTTTGACGTTTCCAGATCCGCGTGATGACACCCCTAATTTTACTCCGCTTTCAAGCATAGTTCTGATTAGTTGCCCCATCGGTGTTGGCAATACTTTCAACTTGCCGTATCCATTAGGGCCTTCCATCCACATGTTTACAATCATATGGCTTACCCTATCTAGATTAATTTTTAAATCATCTGGATGATCACATTCACCAAGAATTGAATAATCATTTTTAATTTGATCATTCAATGTTGCTACAGCTCTTGTAATCTCATTAACGGGATAAATTCTCTGATTAGCATTTCTAATGCCACCTTGAATACATATCCCACTCATATATAATGTTTTTCCAGTCTTTCCATTGAAGTCAATGTCATCTATAGATTCTATAATAGACTTTGATTCAGATTGAGAAATGTATTCACGTAAAATCATTATATTCTCCGATCATCCTGTCGCTATTAACGAACACGTCCTGCGATTGGGCTTCTAGAATTACCTGGTTTATCAGCTGGACCTTTACGTTCAGCACCAAATCCTTTACTAACTGGCTTCAATTTATCAGCAGTCTTGGATCCAGGAACATTTACATTTCCTGCATTCATTTCTTTTGCATCAGGATTTAATAGACCACCACGTGTTCCGCCTTTTCCGCCATCTCCGCCTTTTGCGATATTAGCTACAGTGCCGCCCATATCGTTTTTTCCAGCAACTGGACTACGATTTTGTACACCATTATCACCATGAGTTACAGGAACTTTAATTGTATATTCCATCATGTGATCATGCTCGATATCCGCATCGTCGCCTTCTGAATCATCATCTTGTGAAAATAGTGAATCCATTTCATGACCGTGAATATCAGGATCATTTTCTTCTTCGTGTTCTTCACCAGAAATCATTTGTTCAAATTCAGCTTTAAGATCTTCAAGTGCATCTTCTAGATCCATAACACGATCTTCGATATCACCTTCTTCTTCTCCTCCAGTTTCTGAATCATCATCTGAT